GTTAAGCCTGTCGCTAGCGTTCATCCTGAGCCAGGATCAAACTCTTCGTTGTTGAAATTGTTTTATGTCTTTGCTCAAGATTCCGTCTTTCCTTCAGGTTCAAGTATTATTGACGGTATTCATTCTAAATACTTGTACTACTGTTGTATATGTAATTTTCTCAAAGAACTCTTCTCAATCGGTTTCTTGCGAAACGTGGTGCAAAGGTAAGGATTTTTATTTTTATCTTCCAAATTTTTTCGAAGTTTTTTTCGATTTATTTTTTCGGAAGACCGCCGGGCGGATATCGGATATCTGCTTGGATTCTTCCAACCTCATCCTCTTTCCTCTCCGGGTCCTTAGCCCGTTCCATCATGTCGTCTCACGCATCTCTCTCGATTGCGGGTGCAAAAGTACTGCTTTATAACATATCCTCCAAATGTTTTTGCCACTTTTTTTCAATTATTTTTTGCCTTTCCTGATTGTCAAGGCGTTATGAATACACTTTTTCCCTCCGTTCTTTTGAATCAGACACCTTCTTCTCCTTAGATTTTGTCTCTCCGTTCTTTTGGCTTGACCGAAATAAATTAACCCTGCAAATATCCTAATTATTAGATACTTACAGGGTTTACAATAAGCTTAGTTTACTCTGTGGTTTACAATATTTAATTCAATTAATCTTTAGTTTAAAACTAATTGAATATCGATATATTCTTCTTTATCGGCTCTTAATGGTAATTTACAAGTACAAGTTCTTGTAAGATAATTTTCTGGGGGTAGCTCAATTGAATATGATGGGCAATCTTGCCAACTATCCTTATCACGCCATTTACATCTAATATAGCATCGATCCTTATCAATAGAATATTGATTATCTCCTGTTCTATATAATTGAAATGTTAAAAAATCAGTTGTATCAGATAATGTTGGTGATAATATTGAATAATTACTTGCTGTATTGTAATTATTAGCTGCATATACGGCAGTAACATTACCTAATTTATTATCCTTCCAATATTCAGCCCATTGAATTATGCCGTAAGAAGTGGCAGGAAAATTAGCAATCAATGCGCCATTGTTGTAGAATTCCCCCCAAAAGTAGAATTTATCGCCGTTAACGCAACCTGCAAACGCTGTAGAATAGGTTTCAATTGTATAGTGCCCTAAGGTATTATATTCATCTATATTAACCATAGCTTCTAACATAGGTCTTGAAGTATATAATGTTTTATCCCCATATACCTTTATGTCGGTGAATTTAGAATTAAATACAGTTTCCCAATCAATTTCACTCAATTCCCAAAAAATTGTAACACCAACAGGAATTGCATACTGACTTTGTTGGAGATAAATTTGTGAACCATCTTTGAATAGATATGGTTTAGGTGCATTTGAATTGTACCCCCTGAAATTGCCTAATTTATAAGCATAATTTTTGCTCGTGGGTGTTTCTCTTTTCAATCGATAAATTAATTCTCTATCGGGTAATTTGACATACCATTCGCCTGCTGCATTATTAGACCATATATTATAATATGGCTCTGAATCTTTAATCATATTTCCGTCATTAAGTGTATAACCATTTTCAACAATTTGAAACGCATAGCCTCCACTTCCACCCGTCTTTGCTTTGGCACATAATGTACCTAAATCGGTTGAAGGGCAACCGATTATATTACGTACATCCATAATTGAAATATCAGTATCAGGTAATATCATAATAGTATTATTTATTTGTTTTATAGCAAATTACGTCTCCTTTAACCTCTAATTTGCCGTTTATTTTTAAATCACCATCAACCTCTAAATTTCCATTAATGTATTCAGTTAATGGTTTATATATAATCTTTTCTTTATAAATATTTTTTTCAATATTAACATTAAATAGTTTAGCTAACCATTGTATTATTTTCTTCATTATTGCGTATTTTTCATTTCGTTTATTAGTGTTTTCAATGCTTCAATTTCAGCCTTTAATTGGTCTATTTCAGTTTGTTGTTGTTCTATTTTCTGATCTAATTCTCTACTTGCTTCAACCGCAATAAATGAGCCTAATCCTGCATAATTAAGCTGTTTATATCCATTATCTTCCGAAACAAATTCAGGAAATTGTGCCTCAACATCTTGTGCAATAAAGCCTAATTGAATTGTATTGTAGAAGGGCAATGATTTTTCTTCTTCATCAGCATTTTCGGGTGTCTTCCAATAGAAATATTTGCTTTCCAAATTCTTTAATTTGTCCAAAACTGAATTGCTTTCTGTCGAATTTTCTGTTGAATTTACCTTTAATAATTTAGGCTTGTTATGATAACTATATAGTACATTTTTCAAGCGTTCATCTGAGTTGTTCACGTATGCGCCTGCTGCTGCAACTGCGTTGGTTGCTGTTCCGAACTTGAATATCTTCATCCTATACCACGGCTGTGAATTTGGCGAACCCTTATCTTGTGAGTTGTAGTTTTGAAAGCATAAATCCCCATTTTGTTCGCTTGAACCGGCTAAATCAATTGTCCATTTATGCCTATAATCTGAGAATCCATTATTAACTAATTGTATCTGTGCAGCCTGCCAAGTTGTATGATATCCATATAGTCCTAATACAGCTACTCCTCCACTTCTTGACACCGTAAGATTATTAGTAATTGTTCCGCCGTTGAACGAACTTCCATCTTTTCCATCAGCACCCTTCAGATTCACATAAGAACCCCAAGTTGTTGAACCATTTTTTGTTGTTCCTATTCTTAATGAAGTACCGCTCCACTGATAATTTAAACTTGCGCCATCAGCACCATTTGTACCCGCAGGACCTTTAATATTTACGCTTGTCGGCGTGGTTTCTGACGTTGAATTTGTCCAACTTATAACCCCTGCACTGCTAACCGAAGGTCTCCAATATTTGAACGGTGCATTTGCTGTTCCCGTTGAATATGCAATAACATCACCTTTAGCTTTAACATTACCCGTTGCATTAACATCTTTAGTTTCAACAGATGTATATGCTTGCAGTGTTTGTGTGTACATCTTATTATCAGCATAGATGTCTTGACTTGCAACTATATTTAAATCAGTAGTCAAATTCCTAAAATTAGGACTTGAGCTATTTGATAATGATTGATTAATAACATTCAAATAGCTCATATTAGAATGTGAATGTCTCTGACTATATGCACTATTCCAATTAGATATATTGGTCGAACTAATATTATTTAATGTTGATAAATTAGAATGTGTATGTGCCGAATTGTACGCTGCATTCCAATTATTTATGCTTAAATCTGCTGAATTTGCCTTCTTATTTAGTTCGTTCCAAAGGTCTGTTTGTGCGCTTAATGTTCCTGTAATATCACCCCATTCGCTAACAGTTCCACCACCTGTTGAACCTGTTACACTTAATACACCTTCTTCATTTATTGTTAAACCTGAACCAACCATTATACAACCTAAAGCACCACTTGAAGCAATTGGATAACTTATGTCGTGATTGCCCGTTGCATATGCAATTACATCACCTGTCGCCTTCACACTACCAAATAATACATCGCTAACTGTACTTAGATTTTGATCAATAGTATCCAAATATTCCTTATTGGAATGTGTGTGTGAATTGTTAATTGTTTGTTCAATTTTTGACTGATTTTCAATGTAAAAATTGCTCGCATTATCCCAATTTTCAATATTTAAATCTTCCGAATTTGCCTTCTTGGTTAACTCTAAATAAAGGTCTGTTTGGTCGGATAATGTTCCTGTTATCTGACCCCATACACCATTACCTCCACCTGTTCCACCACCTGAACCACCTGTTACTGATAATACGCCCTCTTCCGTAATGGTTAAGCCACTACCAACCTTAATTGTACCTAACGCATCATTGCTTGCAATTGGTAATGTAATATCGTGTTCGCTTGTTTGGTATGCAACAACATCACCTGTTGCGCCCACATTTCCACTAATTGTTTGTGAAGTTCTGCCATTTAACCACACGAAATTAGATGTGTCAATTGTAGCATTTCCACCCGAATTTATTGTTGTTCCACCACCACCATAATAATATTTCTTATACTTGCTTCGTGGTGTTGCTGATATTCTATTTACGTTTATTTCCATAGTATATTTCAATTAATTTCGATCAAATTATAATTTGCATTATTCTCTAAATAATCAATTGTTCCACCCCCAAAGATGAATTTCTTTCCTGATAAATATTTCTCAGTTACAATTGAATAAGGTAATATAACAGGCTCAATTTCTGCTGATAATTTGAACTTAGGTTGCTTATATTGGTTAACAATTCTCTGTATCATTAGCTCTTCGGGTTTAGACTCTGAATTGGTGATATTATTTGATATTTTATCAAGAATTTCATTGTTATATATAACCTTAGACAATGATAATTCTGATTCATTTTTGGTCGTGATATAAAACGTAATATCATCACATTCATTTATATATTTTTCGTTCACAACATTGGTGTATTTGGTATCCTGTTTCTCTTCTTCACCAAACAGTGAATCGCTTCCAATTCTTTGGCATTCTATTGATAAATCTTTAATGAAATAACTCCTTGCGTGACCCTCAGGCGTTATCATTTCGGTTGTATTTTCGGGTGAATAAATGGTTAAATTGGGTTGACCTTGTAACACTCTATCTATGTTAATTATATATCCGCTTAGCTCATCTACATTGTTTTCGAACGTATTTGTATTTTCGCACGAAACATAACTATTATTAAAGTTTGAAGGTGAATAAATTACCCGAATGATAAATTTACAAAATGAATCCTGCCAAGTTGAACCATTGTAATAATAGTTACCAAAGCTTAAAGCAACAGGAACATTAACAACTATTTCTTCACTATCACTATCCTTCTGTCCTATATCATACATCAGGTGTTCAACATTAACGCATCTACCCATTTCGAAATTAATTGCTAACTTATATTGACTGTCAATAACCACGTAACTATCATCAAAATTAGTCTCTAATAATTTAAAATCATATAAGCTAACAAATTCACTCATAATCACATTATCCTCTGATTTATACGTTTGTCTTAGCTCGATTTCATCAGTATAGGTTAATTTAGAAGGCTTGTTTTCGACATCATAATTAGTTGTTTTAACCGCATAAGCTCCAGCTAAATTATGCTCTGTGTTATTCTGTTCTATTTCATTTGCCGTTGATTCTCTCCAGGTATATTGTTTAATTTCACCTGTATAAGTTATGACTAAAGTATAATAGTAGAAGGTGTAATTTTCAGGTGTAAAACAAAAATATTTAACATACATTTGCTTATCCTTTTCAAACTTAACCTTATCGTTTTCGCTGATTGGTTTGAAATCAAATTCAGGGAATAATCTATCATTATCCACTTCGTAATCACTTGCAATTACTGTTGCTTGATTGTAGCCTCCTAAAATGCTTAATGTGTTACTTGCACCCATTGATTTAACATCTGTTAATTCAATTGAATTCGATAAATTAACCGTTGGATAACCTCTTGTTAATATGTCAGTATATTCTGTTAATCCCTTAGCAATATAATCAACATCAATGAAGTAAATATTGCCTTCATATTCGGCTATTGTCCAATTTAAGAAGGTGCAAATTGACTCTAATATCTCCTTATAATTCATTGGTTTATCATCTTCATCAATGAAATTGTAGGCTGAAATAACTAATAATTGCAAATCAATATTATAGGTCTGTGGAATGTAACAATGTTGATAATCACCCTTACTTTTTGCGATACATTCTTCAATTAAATCCATTATATTAACTGAATCTGTTGTTTTCTTGAAATCAATATATTGTAGGGTTGATAACGCTGAAATACATTCTATTTCAAAGTCATAAACAGAATGTGAAAAATCCTGAGAATAGACTTCAGGATTGATAAATCCTGTCCAAATTATGCTATCATTTCGTTTCAAATTAACCTTAAATTGTTGATAATTTGTACTAAATAATTGTTGGAATTTATCACTTCCGATTAAATTAATATTATCACCAACTAATCTAATTGTCGCACCACAAAGCTTAGAAGGATTATAAAGAAAATCCTCGCCATTATATTCTATTGTGAATGGTGATACACCACCAATTAATTCTATTGGTGAACCTGTTGCGCCGTCTTGACTTATTTCAATCTTGTATGAATTTCCATCTTTGCTGTTAAATGGAATTATATATATTAAGTTATACATTATATTATATGTATTTGCTTACCTTATTATTATATGCAGTTAGAACACCAACCAATTCTTTGCCTTTGATCTTAAACTCAACATTACCGCTTGATAATGACTTAGCCATATATCCACCATCTAATAAGTTGAATAGGTTAGCTTGTTGTTTCTTATTCAGTATCATTTCACCACTATTTGCTCTAATCAGCATATTATCACCAACGAATGAAGAACCTCCGACAATACCACCTGTGGCATACATCGGCATACTTGCGAATGCTGCCATCATTGCACTAATTGCTGCAATGGCATTAATCCAACCGACTAACGGTGTCTGTGCTGCTGAGCTTGCACCTTCCGCAATTGCTTTAGCCTGAGTTGCTTTAGTGGCTGCAATAATTAGCGGTATCGACTTAGTTATACTTGCGGCTAATGTTGCGCCATATTGCACCCATTTTGATTTGCTTTCATCGAGCAAACCGTTAAGGCCTCCAAGCGCATCGGAAACAAAATATAATGACTCACCAAGCAAATCGGTTAATTCAATTGCATCAGTTAATTGGTCGTTATTGGCTACATTTAATTTGGGAAGTTTGCCCGAATTAATATCATCTAATGGGTTTCGATACGTTGCACCTGATAACACATTATCACTTATTAATTCCTGTTTTTCGGCCCTTAATTTGAGCATTTGCAATTGCGTTTCTGCCTCCTTTATTGCCTTATTTAGACCTGCTCTTAATCCGTCATTTCCAGCTTGTTCAAATTCGGTTTGAAGCTTTTGAATGTTTTTTTGAAGGTATGCAATTGAGCCTTCATCGAATATTTTTTCGGCATTTTTTTTGGTTGAACTTGTTGAATTAGTTGAACCTGATATTGCATCTGATATTGCATCCCTTGCGCCTGTTCTATCTTTTTCCCAAGTTCCTGCCTTATCGTTCAGGTCATTAATTCTATCAAATAAATCCTGAAATGAGCTGAATGTCTCATCATTCATTCGGTCTTGAAGCCTTAATAATTCATCATAATATACTCTTTGATCTGCTGTATAATTCCGATAATATTTCTTTGTTGCCTCCTGATTTATCTTATACCATTCATCACCCGTATATTTGAACGAATTGGGATTAATTACCTGATTTTTTGTATCTCTAATCTCTCTATAAGCATCCATTTCACGCCTTAAATCAGAATATTTGTTTCTAATATTTAGAATAAGGGATTGCGCATTATCGGTATTAATATATTTGGTTTCACCAATTAAATCCGTGAACATTCTGCCTAATTCTTTCTCGGTAATTTGTGCTGCTTCTCTAATATCAGCAATCCCCATAAGTAGGATACGATCTAATTCTGACTGTGCTTTTTTTCTCTCTTCCAACGGTTTAGTATCATCTTCAATTATAGCTTCTAACTGTGTTTTTCTCGAATCAGTTTGCTCGTATTTAACGCCTGTAACTTGCAGCATACGTTGCACTTCTCTATACGTGTTTGCATATTCTTTAGCTTGTTTTATTGCCTTCTCGATACCTTGATTAAACACTGTCCAATCCCCTGAATATAAGGCACTAAAGAACTGATCTGTAACAGTTGCTCCAGCTTGTAATAGCGAATTATACCTATCCTGAAGGGCTGAATTACTATTAATTGCCTTATTAAACACCTCAACCGCTGTAACTGCACCTGCCACATATCCGCTTATTTTTCCAAAGCCTTTTCCCAATAAATCAGACGCCGAACTTGCACCACTGAATGATTTTTTGCTCGTTGTTTCAAATGATTTTACACTCGACTTTGCCTTGTTTATCGTGTTGTTCCATTCCCTGTCTTCAAGCCTTAGCTTTGCAATTAAATCCGTTGCCATAGTTATTTGAATATAAAGTTTTTCTTTATTATTTCCTGTGCTTTTTTCCGATATAATTCAATATCTTCTTTGGATAATTCCACCTTATTTTGCTGTTTTGTTTCTTCTTTTTTATCCCATTCAAACTTGAATATATCCTCTTTATTTAACCTCTTTGTGCTGTTGCATTGAGCTATAATATAGCTCTGATTTCGCATTATTTCCAAATCAAATTTGAATCTATAATTGTAGAATTTAAGAATTAAATTTAGCTCATAAAATTGCATTTGGTCAAAGAAATAATAAATTGGATAATGCAACTCTACAACAATTAACCTAAATAATTCTTCAATCGTTACTTCTTTTTTTTTATATCATTTTCTTCTTCTTTTTCATTATCAATTAGCTGATTATTTATCTGATTTGACTTAGTTATAAACTCGACAAATTGATTAAATAAGCTCATATCCTGATCATTAAGTTCTATAAATTCATCGAATGTTAAATTAAATTCATCAGGATTATTTGCAAGTAAATTAGAATAAAATAAGATGTAATAATCAATTAGATTTTTTCCGTCAAATTGTTTTCCTGCAATTTTTTCAAAAATAAATAATGATCTAATTGTGTTCTTTAATGTGTAATTTTTTCCGTTGATATTAATTTCCATAATGATTTGTTTTACTAATAAATATCAATAAAAAAAGCTCTCAATATTGAGAGCTTAAATATTAGACTAATTAAACAGGTTGAACAATTGCAGGAATTTGATTCAAGTCGTAAGGCATACCCGTTGGCATATTTTGAATTGCTAAATATATCACGCCATATTGACTGTAATATTTGCCCTTTTCGATTGCCATTTGTTGAACATACGGAATAGGATCTTCCAATGTTCCTTTGTGTTCTTCGTTAATAATAGCATATAACGCATATACGATGTTAGGTGTTTGATTTTCCAATACAACATTAATATATTGCAAGGTCTTATAGGCTTGATTATTGTATCTAAATTTAAAATCTTTAGGTAATGATTTACCTACATAATCATTCCAATCAGGCAAATAATCTTTGTATTTAATTGTATCATTATTAGATAAATCCAAGCTGTTTATTGAATACTTAATTGCATTTTTAGCCTTATCTATTTCTTGAATATTAGATGTAATTTCTTCCAAATCTGATAATGATTCTATTTGAATATTTGCTTTAGAATCCTGTATATTTTGCACCTCATTTTCGTCAATTTCAAAGAAATTATCTGTTACTGCACTATCAGGTGCATAGATTATATCAGTGAAAAATGAATATGCTTTGTCTGTATATTTTTTATTTGTTTGTGCTGTAATTTTCTTCATAATTAGGTTGAATATTAATTGAATTATTATACAACGGTAAACCCTTTATTTGTTGCGATTGCAAGTTCATCCTCAGACAATAATGCTTTGGTTGCTGCGTTTAATTTAATTGTAAATGCTTTAGTATATCCTGCTGTTGCTCTATCGAATGCGTTGTTAAATAAATAAAGAATTGAATCCTTCGTTAATGCTGAACAGGCTGTTAAGTCTAAAGGTGTACAGCTTTGATTATGACCTAAATCAGGCAATTGTAGATTGGTTAATGCTGTACATCCACTAAACATATAATCCATATCAATTAAATTTGTTGTGTTCCAATTAGACAAATCTATTGATGTTAATCCTGAGCATCTTGAAAAAAATGATCTTGCTTTACTTATTGTTACTGTGTTCCAATTAGACAAATCTATTGATGTTAAACGTAAACACCCTGAAAACATCTCGTTTATTATTTGTAATTTTTCAGTGTTCCAATTAGACAAATCTATTGATGTTAATCCTGAACAGCTATAAAACATAGAATCAGAACTATTAACATTAGAAACATCAAAGTTAGATACATTTATACTCGTTAACCTTGAGCAACTGTAAAACATCCTACTAATATTTTTAACATTTTCTGTATTCCAATTAGACAAATCTATTGATATTAATCCTGAACAATTTGAAAATAATTCTTTCATTGTTGTAACGCTACTAACATCCCAACTTGATAAATCCAATTCTCCCGTTAACCCTGAACAAAGATAAAACAAGTTACTCATATCAGTTACCTGTGAAATATCAAACATTGTTGGATCAAATACTTTTGAATAGCCAAATTTCATCCCGTTAGGGACAACAAACTTTTCACCCGTTCCACCTGTTGAACCTCCCGAAATTGAATCTATTTTGCTTGCATAAGTTGACAATGCTTCATCTGCACTACATTCAACCCCTTTATTGCTGATTGATTGTGCAATGGCTGTTTTTGCCGATAATAAATTGGTCTGTATATTGTTTAAATTTTGTTGTAATCCCATATTATTAAATCATTTGAAGAATATTATTTGTTGTTTCAGTTGCACCATTTAATTCTGTTTCAACTGCTTGAAGCCTTGTTTCAATTCCATTAACTGTTTCATTTGTTGCAAAATTTGAAACATCAGGAATTTCTGATTTAAGTGCATAATTAGCCAATTCAGAATCAGAAATATAATCTGTTGGAATCTCTGATTTAAGAGCAAATGTTGATTTATCCTGTGTGTAAGCTGATACATCTAATTTATTTGATAATGATTCAGATAATTCTGTTTCAGTAATATATTCTGAAGGAATTTCAGTTAAATAATTACCTTTAGGTTGATATGTTGAACTTGCGCCTGATACAGTTAAATAATCAGATAATTCTGTTTTCGTTGCAAATGTTGATTTGTCCTGTGTGTATGCAGTAACATCTAATTTTGCATCTAATTTAGTATCAACTTCTGTTTTATTATAGTAGTTGCTTAGGTCTATATCTCCACCTCCTGTTATTGTAATATCACCTGAACCCAATAATGAATTACCGTTAATTGTCTTTATGTTAGTTCCACTAACTAAAGTATTTTGTTTGGAATTTAATTCTGTTTTAGTTGCAAAATTAGCCTTATCTGAATTATAGGTTTCAATATCTAATTTAGATGAATTTAATGTTGCAATTTCTCCCTTAATTGTTGAATCGTCATAGTTGGTTACTGTTGCTAATCTCGCTATTTCCGAATCATCAATTAGTGATTTCCCTTCCAATTTATCAACCTTATTTTCCATTTGTGATACAGTTGCAAAGGTTGAATTACATTCTTCTTTAGTATAATAATTGCTTAAATCTGTTTCACCCGTTGAAGTCTGAATCTCTATATTTCCACTCCCTAATATTGATTGATTATTGATTGTCTTGATATTAACTCCTGAAATTAGGGTGTCTTGTTTGCCTGTTAATTCGCTCTTATTAGCCTTATTATTTAGTAAGTTATCAACTTCTGATTTCTTATAATAATTTGACAAATCAATTTCGCCACCTGCAACAATTTCATCTAATTTTTGATCTATTTCTTCTTTGGTGTAATAATTGCTTAAATCAATTTCACCTGAATTATTAAGATTAATATAATAATTGGTATTCCCTACAATTACATTGTTGAATAGTCCATCTGAATAGGAATTATCTGCAACTGAATAACTAATCTGAAAGAATAATACACCATCTTTCATTTTGGCTAAATCGCTTGAATTAATTAAGCAATAATCTGCATTTTCTTCTATTTTAATATTTGTTAATTCATCATTTAGTTTTAAACAAATGGCTGAATTATCTATATTATCGGTATAGAATTTAGCGACAAAACTATTGGCGTCCTGTATTCTTATTGCTTTATCATTTGAATTATATAAGTTAGTGATTTGGAATTGCAAATCCGTTAATTTCGTTATTATCATAATTGTATTTAGATTTTATATTAATAAATATTTGCATAAAAAATGCACCCTGAATTAGGGTGCATAAAAAAAAAGATAAAAGATAAACAAAACAAAAAATGATAAAATTAATATCTATTATTCTGCCTTTTTTAGCTCACCATTGCCCGTGAAGGTACAGGAAAATGTTGCCGTTTCGCCGTTGGTTGCTGTTGCTGATAAACTTGTGACAAATGCTTTGCCTGTATAACCACCTGCTCCCTTTGCCCAAGAATCAGTTTGATCTGAAAATGTTGTTTCAGATTTAACGACGAAATAAAGTGTAACTTCTTCTCTGTTAGTCATTTTCTCGAATAAAGCATCATATCCGTTGTTAACTTCATCACTGTATAGGTTCTCGGAAGTAGCCTCCCAACTTAATGACTTAACTGTGCTCGTATTCCATAACGCTGTTCCGTGATCTTTACTTGTTACTGACGTTGTCTCTGTTGATATTGATAGCGTGCAATTGGTTGCGAAGGCTAAAGAAACAGGTGTTGAACCTGTGCCGATTTGTGCGAAAATCATAAGGTCTGAACCTTCAATTATATTTTTCATAGTAGTATTTCAAATTAAAATTCGTTATTATTCTTAATAATAAATATCGTCTATAATACTTCATTATAGATAATTAAATCTATAAATTAATTCAATACTTTGCAGTCGAAATACATTGTTTGGCTGTAATAATCCTCGTTGTAATCTTCATCAATTGAAGTACTTACAATGTACTTTATTTTGAAGCTTTCCACCTCCTTATTATACACATTTTCCAACGTATTCTTAACCAATTCTGCAACCTTAATTGATTCCTGATAATTGTTGGAATACACATTTATTTCGATTGAAACCATTGAATATCTCGAATCCTTATTGTCGTTTTGCACCGAAATTTGCCTCTTATAAACCACATAGGGATTCTTAGTATTCAATGGTGCAACAACAGGGTAAATATTATTCCCTACCATCTTCTTTATTTCTTCATTATCAGTTAGAATCTTATATATTGCTGTATTGAAATATAATATGTTCATTTGTATTACTCTTATTTAATATATTATGCTAATTGTGCCTTATCCCAGGTCTTTTTTATGGCCGCCATTAAGGATCGATCTAAATTGTTAAATATTTCATTTTCAGTTGATTTTTTGGCATTGGTAAAGAAATGGGAAGGCTTAATCTGTCCTGTGCTATGTGCTCGACGCTTATTTGAACCCTTAGTTGTTCTTACCTTTGTTCCTGTCTCAAACCACTTTAACCGACCGTCCTTCATTATGTTAACCTTGCCCGTCTTGCAGTCTCGCCAAACCTTTAATTTAATCCCAAGACTTAATTTAAGACCCTTAAATCTGCCCTTTGTCGTTCTCTGTGTAATTCTGCTCTTAATCACTTTTTGCAGATTCTTTTTCGCTTGTTTGATAAGCACATTAAGGCTTATTCGAATCGCTTTTTTTGCGGCTTTCTTCTGATTTTTTAGATTAAGGCTATCGAATTTTCTTAAAATTTCGTTTGTATTCATTTCAATTGTTTGGCTCATTTTCAAATAAAAAATAATCAGTTTTATTATGTTTTTCTTTGTGGCATTGTTCACAAAGTGCCATTAAATTATGGTAATTAAACCCCAATTCTTTCATTCTATCAACATTATCGCCTGCTGTACTTATTGGGATTATATGGTGTACCGTTACAGCAGGAATTATCTTTCCTTTTTTTAGGCATTCTTCGCATAATGGTTGATCAATTAGGTAACTTTGTCTCAGTTTTTGCCATCGTCTTGTATTATAAATCTTATTGTAAATCAGGTTTTTATTGGCTTTATATTGCCTGATTTTTTCTTCTTTTTTCTTGTTATTTTCTTCTACCGTCTTTAACCAAGCCATAATATATTTATTCATTTATCAGTGTGCAATTAATCACTAATTCGTTGGAATATTGTAATGGATTTATTGAATTAATTGCATATTTATTACCCTGAAATATGATAATATCAGATAATATAATATCACGCTTATAGACTTGAAATGTGATTGAATTACTACCAAATATTTCATTATTTATTACGCTAACATTACCTGAATTAAATTTCAATTCTGCCTTTAATTTCAAATGATTAACGTACATTTCCTTCACCGAACCATCAGGCATTTTTTCAGCTTGAAGTCGCTGAATCTCTATTGTAATTTTCTTCTTTCCTGCTGCCATAATTGATAAATTATTTAATTGTTATGTCTCTATAAGGTGCAAGCAAAAATTCGAATGAATAGGGAATCTTACTTGAAGAAGCAAATGCAATTGGTGTTCTATTCTCATAGAATTGTGACGCTAATAGGATAATTGCGTGTTTAATTGAAGAAGGAATTTGTGTAAAATCCTCCTTAGTCTTATCCAAATAGTTAAAGACAGATTGTTCTGATACTTCCAATAATTGTAATAGGTAAGCATCTTCTTCTGTATAATCCTGTTCTATATTTAGGTTGTATTTTAATTCTTGAATTGTTGTAATCATAATGTATTGTATTTTACTTATAAATAGTTGAATTATATAGATAAAAAAATAGGACAATTCAAATATATTGAATCATCCTATTCGAGCCTGAATAAATATGGATTTACTTATATATTATGCTAATGTTATTTTAGCTACATTTTTCGCCATATTTGCAACCGCTGCATCACCATATACGTTAACGCATACCCTGTTCTGACCCTTGTGGGCAAGCGTAAACTCGTCTGAAATTAAACCAACATAAGCGATATTAGACCAACAAGCTGAAGGATTAACGGCGTACATTTTGCCTTGTGGAACGTAGCTTGACGCAAATGTTGAATAGCCTCCAATCTTACCGTCGGCATCAATTATACTTGTTGGTAATTCGTTAGTTTTTTTGCTGACTGCTTTCAATTTTAACAAATCTTTAGGGTTATATAAGTACACAATATTTCTAACTTTAGCATCCTTTAATAGCCCTTCTGCTTCGACAATTTTTTCAAAATTTGTTGTTCCATTTGTAGCCTCTAATGTTGCACCTGACATTGAGCCGATTAACTTTTCGTTGACTTTTTCGTCAATTATAGAATAGATTGAATTGCTTACTGCACCATCAAGACTTGGAGCTGCAACATCAACTAACTTCTTGTCTAATGCAAATGCGCCACTTAAACGTTTTAACTCCAATTTAGTTGGATTAATTGTAATTGCTGTTGCGCTTGTATCTGTTCCGTCTTCTTCCTCCCAACTTAATGACATACCGTCAAGAGTAGGAATAACGAATGAGGCAGGGACTTGTACAGCATTACCACCCATTGTTGAAATGAATGAGATTTCAGCTAATTGTTCCTCTACATTTGATACTTCTGTTGGAATAATTTGATCGCCATTTGTCGGCGAGCCTGCACGCATAATGTATTCATTATCGGCTACTTGCATACCGTGCAAACGTAATTCATTTCTTAGCTCATTTTGCGCTTCATTGTTTGTATTTTTAAGATTTCTTAAGAAACTTCTTTGCTTCATAATTGTATTATTTTGGTTTTTATTTTCAGTTAATTTTTGATCTATTTCTTTCACCTGATTAATCAGGGTTTGGAACTCATTATCTTCTACTTTCAATAGCTCTCTTTTCTCTGATTTACATCTATTAACAATTTGAGACGCTTGAGATAGAAGGTTTTTTCTTCGTTCCAATAACTCTAACTTGTTCATAGTTTTGGCTTTATTAATAAATATATTATTACTTAGATAATTGATTGATTATATTATCATAATGCTCATAATAGGAAGGATCAATTTCTCTCTTGCTTAAATTTCTCGCATACAATTCTGTCTGAGAATAGGCAGGAACAAGAACTGCCGAACAATCGAATAATTGTTCAATCTTTACGATTTTTCTGATATAATTATATTCTTGCGATTTTTCCCAAATTTCGCCTGAACCGTCCTTTGGAAGGCTGAAGGCAAATGAGGATTTATCCAAATCGCCACGCTTAACCAACTCGTAAAATTCTGAATTAATACAATTAAATCTGTATTTAAGTCCTTTGGAATCAATGGTTAATTCAAGTGAACCTTGTCCGTGATTTGAACGGGCAAGTGGTGTTGAATCATTATTATGATTATACAAATAATATATGTCGCTATTATTTATTAGCTCTTGATCAATTGCTTCGGGCAAAATCATTTCACGGAATCCGCCAAGGTCCTCTGATAACTCATTAAAGACAATAGCATAACCTTCTATAATTCTTTCTTCTTCAACTTCTTCCACATTATTATCAATTGGTTGTTCTTCTTCAACATTATCAACAACAACTTCTTCTTCATCCTGTACAGGATCATCAGCTCTATTTTCATCAATTACATCTTCATCCTGTACATCTTCAATTACATCTTCGATTGGTTGTTCCTGAATTGGTTGTACATCTTCAACCATTTCTTCAACTTTATCAATCATTTCTTCTTGTATATTTTTTTCTTCTTTGACTTTACACGCTCTTTTCATAGTGTTATATTTTTTTTACTATAAATATTTATTCGTTACTTATTAATCCTGCCTTAACTGCGTTAAGGTTAATATCAATAGGTTGGATATTCTGTTCAATGTATCTGTTATCTGTGCCCTCTATATTGCTTGTTTGAAGGTTCAATTTCCTGCAAATCTCGTTTGGTGAAATCACGCCTAAACGGAACAATTGACTGTAATATGAAGCAATTGTCGTTCTGTCTGATTTAATTAAACTTTCGAAATTAAACTCTAAATCCCTTGCCTTATATTCAGATTTGAAGAAGAATTTACGCTTCATTTCATTTAATAATATGCTTGCAATTGGGGCAATAGTTTGTGTCAAAAATACCGTTTGTTCCTGCTCTGTAATAGTTGAACCATCAAATAGGTAACTAACAGGAATGTTAAGCACACGGGCAACCTGATTAACATTAAATTCCTGCAATTCTAACAGTGCATTATCCTTAGCATTGGTTGATACTCTATCGTACCTCATTTGACCGTCCAAGACGACAATACCATTATTTGAACTTGCATTCAAGAAATCTTTTTTTGCTTTTTCGGCTTGTTGTTGCGGTAATGGTCTGTCAGGTGTTGTTGGAGATAATATACCCGTTATTGCGTTGCCATTGAAGTAATTGCTTTCGAAATTCTCAACAGTATTTACCTTCCTTAATGTTTGCATTGCATACTGTTTAAGTGGTATTCCGCTGTATCCATTTGTTGCTGAATCAGCGTAAAAATAGATTAACAAATAATCAGTAATATCTATTTGTTTGCCCATATAATAATAGGTAGGAATGTTAGTTATTTGATTGTATTTGCATTGGAATTTAGTTGAATCGCACAAATATAACCCTGTAATATTATTATTTAAATCACGTTCTATTTTCACCAATCCATTTCCATAATTGAATACGTTTTCAATTAATTTTTTCTTGAAATTTGAAGCCGTAATATAATCATTTGGTGAACAATTTAACAGATATTCTATGTTGGAATCAACAGGGATTTTATCCCCATTTAGCAATTTAAATTCGTTCAATTCGAGAATTGAAATTGCATTTGCTATCGCACTAATTCCCCTTAGCACACTTGCATTCTGCATTACATTAGAATTAGTTAATAGATTATATATAGGAATATTGCCTGTAATCCCTGTTGTTGAACTTGCAGGAATATCAGCTTTATTTTCCTTCTTTATTGCTTGATTAAATCGTTTGAATATACTCATTTTTGCATTGATTTTTAATAATAAATAGCTGAATGTTAGTTCATAGTATAGACGTAATTAGAACTTAAATAACCACCAAACGCCATCTGCATACTAATCACTGAATCAATCTTATTCTGATTGTAATTATTTAGTTTCAAACATTTTACATTGCCATTGCTTGTTTCCTTCGTCACTGCATTATGAAAGTTCCAACGTGTTATGCTATTCTTATCTATAACAACCTGATTCTTTAATATTAATATCTTTAGCTCCTTAGTTGGTTTATTGAAGTTCAAAAATGATTGGGAAAATGGAAATATAGGAATTTCAGGACATTCCTGAGCCATTTTGAGTTGAAAACTTGTACTATTATACACGTCCAAATGCAGCTCTACTATATTAATATTATATGTGGTTTGAATCCATTTAATTTTGCTGACAATTGAATCTGAATCCAAACAATTACCTTCAGTTAATTCAATGTAACCTTCTCTATTCCAAACCGAAAACTTATGCTTAACATTTTTAACATTCGTATTTTCACGTGGAAGGAAAAAGAAATTCTTGAAGTAAAAATTCCCGTCCTTTGGGATTAATAGCGTTAATACATTTAAATCTGCAACACTACTTAGGTCAACGGCAGCAAACGCCCAACAACCCGAAAAATCCTTTAGGTTAATATCCTGCATACATTGTAATATAATATCATCATCAATATATTTTTCCGAATTATCTGTGCTTGCAGCTGCATCAACCCAACAATTGAAATTCTTTGTCAGGACTGAAATTCTGTTTGAATAATCCTGCTTAATTGAATTGATTTGTTCCTGTATAAATGATTCATTTAGACTTATACCTAAATTGGGATTTGCTTTAATCCAACAGGTTGAATCATTCATATAATTGTCATTCACATAGTCCTGATCTTCTAATTCGTAAATCAAGACAAAATCCTCATCTAACACTGTATTATTAATAAGTTGTTGCTTGAAATTCTTGTACATTTGGTAGCAATATTTGCTTAGGTCTAATCCTGCCGTTGTGATAATAATTGATAGTGGTTGAAGTCTTGCACCTTGTCCACTCTTTAGCACATCTAACGTTGTTTTTTCACCTTCGTGATACTCGTCTAATATAGCCACGCTTGTATTTAATCCGTCTAATTTGGTTGAATCACTTGCACGAATTTGAACCTTACTATTGCCGTATTTAATCTTGCTATATTGCGGTATAAGTAGCTTCTTATTGGGATCAATTGATAAGGCATAATTAACGGTTGTTGATAAGTTTATTCTTGCTTGTTCAACCGAATTTGCAACAACGATAACCTCCGCATTTGCCTCCCCATCTAATATCAGGAAATACAAACTTAATGCAGCAATAAGTGAAGTCTTCCCGTTTTTTCGCCCAATTTGAAGGTAAACATTCCTGTATTTTCTTAATCCCGTTTCTTTATTCTTTAATCCCAAAATGTTAGCGATAAAAAACTTCTGATATGGCGATAATTCGAAACTCTGACCTGCAAATTTACCCGTGAAATGCTTCAATGAATTGCAGAATAAATTGAAACATTCCACATCTTTAGGATCATAATAATAGGTAGGATTATTCAAGTCATTCAAAAATCGCCGACACGCTAATATTGTGGTTTGTGCTGCTGCAATTCTACCTTCAATAATATCATTTGCATATTGTTTTGCTTCATCAATTACCATTTATCATACTGCATCTTTAACCTTATTTAAATTATCTATTAGCAATTCAATTCCATCCTTTTCCTTCTCTTTAGGCGTGTTCACACATTTTTTTTCTAATGTTAAATTATTATCCTTCAATATCTTATTAATCAATTGAAAAGTTGATAGTAAATTCTTTGGAATCATACTTTTTTCTGAAAGTCCGTTTGTTTCGAGTTGGTTAATATATTCATTACTCATCTTAGCCATCACTTGCAACATTGTTGCATTAATATCTGATATATTATTATCATCAATGAATTTTTGAAGTTGTTTAAGATTGAAACTTCCAATATGTAATTGCTTGCTATCGTAATCTCTGCTTCTTCTTCCCATAGTATTTTGTTTTGTTTGTTATTCATTAAGTTTAAAAAGTTAACCTCACGTGTGGATAGGGGCTGTATTTTTTCGAGCGAAGTTAAGGGGGCGATTTACACTTAATCCTCAAACTTCTTAACCCTATCCCCCCTTTATTGCCTTATCAATCTTTGTTATCTTAGTATATCATAATAAGTTTACAAAGTTGATTGAAAAAAGGGCTGTCATAGTGGCAGCCCCCAAAAAAAATAAATAATCGTTTTAAAATGGCAAATAAAATACATATTTAAAAGGTTTCCCTTCTATTAATAAATATATCAATTAATCAGAATAGCATCATTTAGGCTATATTTTATTACTTTTTTTCTTACTTTTTCGCCTGAATATGAATCTTTAGGGAAACTATCAACTTCAACACCTTTATACTCTCTATAATGTTTACTAAATTCAAATAGAGTTACAACTCCATCTGAATATATATTGCAAATAAATGTTCTAATATGATTATTCGTATAATAATCTAATAACTGCCTGCACTTATAAGCATCAATAATAAATGTGTCGTATTTGCTATGGTTGAACCTTCTATGCTTGAACTCAATTGCAATTGATTCAGTATCGCCTGATATTGCATTACAATCAATTGAGTCAAAGTAATTAGAACTAATATTAATATCAGATATGTTCAATTGTTTTAATTTGTCGGCAGCATATTTTATTGCCTTAGTTTCATTTAATTGGGATTTAATCGCCCGTATTAATGTGGCTTTGTCATTGATTGAAGGTATAGTCAATAGCTGCGTTAAACCTGTGTACCCACTTAATTCCCATTCGTTTATTTCTATTGTATTACCTGATTTAAACTTAATCTGTTTCATTGTGTTTTGACATTTCGTTTTTTTCTTTATTATTTCTAATTATAAATATCTATTAAGTTTAAAAAGTTTGAAGAAAATGATAAAAAAAATGTGGTCTATTCATCCCGAACCGACCACATCTAAATAATATAAAAAACTAATTGAAATGTCTAACACTATATAAATAGTCTATTTGATCATAAAGTAAAGGTTTGCACAAAGTATATTTATGTCATTGTTTAAGCCTTCATTGAAAGTTGTAGAACTGCAAACAATCAAGAATAAAGTATTGGTGTCATTTAAACTTATAATTGAATAATATGATGTGCATACGTTGTCTATTGTGCTAATAATTGCATACATATTTCGGTCAATCATTCTTAATTCGGTATTGGTTAATACTTCATTTCCACCTGCATTTAGAATCTGTTTAAATATATTGAAATTATCTGATTCTTTGCCATTTATTATAGCAAAATGATTATCATTTTTTCGGCATAATTCAAACATAACTTCAATGATTGAAGGCTCATTATCTGTTGATTGACTTAAATTAATTAGGGTTAATTCCTGTACTAAATCGTGGGTGTAGAAGAAGCGATTTAATAGGTTAATTGTTGGAATATCTAACGTTATTTCTTCTTCTATATGCTTATAATTATATTCATTATATGTTGGAATTTCTTCTTTATTTTCTTCTCTAATTAATCCTATTATGTCGCTGAAATTGGTAACTAATATATATGTAATAGCTGACAATATTAATAGGAATATAACTACTATTATTGTACGCCTTCCTGCATTTTTAATAGCTTCTATTAATCTTATAATTGATTGAATTATTGTTTCCATTTTATTGATAATATCTATTCAATAAATAGAAAATCCCCACCTATACAAGGCAGGGATAAAAATTAAAAATAAAATATAATGAAAACAGATTAACTATTATATATATATATTATGAAAGAATTATCACATTATCAAATAAAATCATAATTACATTATTTAGATCTTCTATATTATATATTTTAGCTTCATCAATTGCTATATCATATATATTATCACAATCGGCTAAATTATAATTTACACTTGTTTGGCATATCTTATTAAAGATAGTTCTTCCGTTGGTAGGGATAAAATAAGCCAATATTCCAGCAATTTCTTTAACCGTTGTTTCATCTTTATAAATATTGATATTTAGCCTGATTAGTTCATCTATAATATATTCGCAAATTAAATTAATTATTAAATCTACCGCTTTGGTGAACTGATTTAACTTTAGCGATAAAGGGTGATTACATACTGATAAGTTTATTCTATCTTCTTCAATTGCTTTAACGTTAATCTTTGATTTTAGATTGATATTAGAAGAATTTACAAAGATAGATATTTGCATACTGTTAGCAATTTCGGTAATATATTCAATATCACCATCGCACATTTGAATTTTAGGATCATTGATAAATACATATCTAATATTATACTTATACGATTCATCAATAATAGAATTAATTATATCAGATAATGTTTTATCGGAAGAAGAAATGTAACTATAATTTTTAATCTTATTTCGAACAATAGAATATAACCTTCTATAATTGTATAAATTAATTCCACTCTCATTTATGAGTTCAAATAATATAGTATTAATTAAATCACTATTATCTATATTACCATAATATAATATATTATCATTTTGAGCTGTAATTGCATTTGCAAGTAATATAGCTATAAACCTATCAGCCAATGTTGGGATACTACTATTAATCGGAATTATATTATAATTCTGATATTCTACATATAACATATTATCCAATTCCACATTGTAGAATTTTGGTGAATCATATCCAAGTGTATAATTTTTGGATACATAATCATTTAAATTTTTCAGGTTATTTTCCCTGTTGAAGTTGTTTTTTAATTCCATCATAATATATTTTGTTTTTAATAAATTAATATTCTGTTGCAATAATGCAACTTTTATTTCATATTTCCAAATTCAATTTAATATATTTTTAAAAATAAACCCTACCTATACAAGGTAGGGAATAAAAAAGAAAATATTATAACTGAATCTATTAATTACATCAATAAATATATTGAAATGTAATGTTTTAATATTTTTTTGTTTGAAAAGTATTGATAAAGTTGCACTATTGCCTAAACTTTCTAAACTTAATAGATATTTATAATAAAAAGAAATTATTATGAAAAAAGAAAAGATTAATTACAAATTTATTGCTGTTCCACAGAAACTTTACAAGGTATTGGATAACAATTGTAAAATAGTTATGACCGCATTGATTGAATTAGATTCAGTATTTGCCGACAATGATGGTTGGTTTTTCCGTTCTAACTCTGACTTAATTGAAGAAACTAAATTAAGCAAGAACTTGCTTAATGCAGTGTTGGTTACTCTCAATCGGAATAATTTACTTGAAGTTCATAAACCAAATAGGAATGTTAATACTAATTCATATCGAATTAACTTCGACGAAATAACTCGTTATGATTCTATTCCATTTGAGGAATTGAAAAAAATTGAAATAAAAACATTGAACTATAAAGATTCTGAATTCAAAGTTACTTTTACCGAAGTTCACTCAGTGAACACCTCTAAAGATAACAGTTCACTCAGTGAACAGGGTGAAGTTCACGTAGTGAACAACCGAAGTTCACTCAGTGAACACAATAATATATTATATAATATAAAAGATAATAGTAATAATAATATTAATAATAATAATATAGATAATAATAATAGTAATAATATAGATAATAATAATAGTAATAATATAGATAATAATAATAATAATATATATTATAGTGTTCACGCAGTGAACAACACTAAAGTAAATTGTTTCTTAACTAAAGAAGAAATTGAAAGTTATGATAATTCCAACTATAATAATTTGAAGAAAGAAGAATTGAAAGAAAATATAGATAATTCTAAGTTAGATAATATAACGGCTAACGCCGAATCAGTAAATTCCAATAAAGAAAATTTGAAGAAAAAAGGAATTGAATCTAATAACTTAGATAATTCCAACTCAGTTAAACCTGTAATTGAAGAAGAAATTGAAGAATCTAAAGAATTAGTAAATTCCAATGAAGTTAATACAGCCGTTTTAAGCAATTCTTGCACGTTAAATGAAGAATCTGTTATCTCAACTGAGAAAATGTCTGAAAACGGCTTAAAACAGGCTAAAACAAGAGAATTAGAAATTGTTAACAAAACAGATAATTCCAACTCAGTTAAATCTAATAACACGGCTAACGCCGTAACGGAAGAAACAGTATATTCCAATATAGATAATTCTAAAGAAGTTGAAGGAAATAATAATAGAGATAATTTCAACTATGTTAATTCAGATAATAGAACTGATAATTCCAACTCAGTTAAATCTAATAGCACGGCTAACGCCGAATCAGGAATTGAAGAATCAGTAAATTCCAAGAATGTTATTCCTAATAATAACCTTGATAATTCCAACAATGTTAATTCAAACACGGCTAACGCCGAATTAGAATCTAATAATTCAGTAAATTCCAACTCAGTTAATTCAGAGAATAATCTTGATAATTCCAACGATGTTAAACCTAATAAAGAAGGAATTGAAGGAGAAAATAAAACTGATAATTCCAATGAAGGTATTAATATCACCATCGCCGAAGGCGATAATTCAACGGCTAACGCAGTCCAAGAGTTCCGCAATAAGTGTATAAAATACACTATAATTTTAGAAGGTAAAAAAATAGAAATTGATAGAACAATAGATGAGTTTGTAAGGGAATATTATAGTGAAATAATGAATAATATATTAACAACCAAAGAGTTTGAAGAACAAAGAAAAATCTTTAATCGAATGGTTGTAGATAATAATTTAAATGATACTAAATATAATGAAATGTGTGATAAGTTAGATATTAGATATTCTCGTTATGTTGAATTAGATAATCAACTTGATAAATCAAAGAAAGAAAAAGAATTTACCCAAGAACAAGCAGAATTTATTGCAAATGAATTGCTTGATAGATGCTTAAATTGTGGCTTAGATTCAGATAATAACCTCACTAACTTCTATCGTTATAGAAATAACTATAATTTCTTTATCGAAGAATATAACCTTCCTAAAGAAGGATCAAAATTGCAGAAAAAATTTGCAGAATTAATATCAGAAAAAAAGAAAAGAAATGAGTCGGTTAAGGCTAAAGCATTCGCAAATTAATATATGGTGCAAGTCATTTTTACGGCGTTCCTTAGAATAAGCCGTAAAAAAAAAATAAGAAAACGAAGTTTTCGCTTATTTCTTATTTCTATTTTATATTATTATTTTTATGGGCAATTTTTACCCATCCCTATGGGCAATTTTTACCCATCCCTATGGGTATTTTTTACCTATCCCTATGGGTAAAATTTACCCATAGGAAACATATACCTTATATATATAGTATAGTATAAGTAAGCCTTATCTATTTCTTTATTTTTTCTTTATTTTCAAAGGGGTAATGTTAAAAATCAATTAACATAGGTTAATGTTGAAATGATATTTTCAATCTTTGAATTATGCTATTTAATTGATAATCAATGAAAGTAAAAATAAGATGAATTAAACTCGCCTTAATTGTTAAAATAATTCCAATTGTTAAAAATCGTAATTTGCAAGTTAAATGAAAAACACTTATCTTTGCACTGTAAAAATTTAAATCAATGCCTTTAATATTGAAGATTAGATTCATAGTATTAATGATTTATTTATTTAAAAGTTTATGATGCAGCCTGTTGTGATAACACGCTGCATTTTTTTCAAACTTTTTTAACTTTTCCTCTTGACTTTTTGAACTTAATGATATATTTATTATAAAAGGAAAAATGAAAATGGAAAATAGAACAGAAAACAAAGAATTAATGAAACAGGTTGATAACCTTGAATTGGTTGATAGAATGCTAAACTTGATAAACAAGTTTGAAATTGCAATAATAACAGTTGGCTTAATTGCTATGCTTGCAATAATGATATAATAAACAAACAAAACAATAAAAAATGATAGGAAAACACACAGAAGAAACAAAGAAAAAAATAAGCGAAAAATTGAAGGGAATTAAACGAAGTGAAGAAACCCGAAAGAAAATAAGCGAAGGAAAAAAAGGGAAAAAAATAACCCCAAAATCCGAAGAAACAAAGAAGAAAATATCCGAAAAAATGAAGGGAATTAAACGAAGTGAAGAAACAATCGAAAAAATTAGATTGGCTAAAGAATTAAAGAAAAAACAAAACGAAAATAAAGAACAACAACAATAATAACAAACAAAAAAAAGATAGAAGAAAATGCGAAAAATAAATGATAGATTAACGGTTTATACTTGTGAAGAAATACGCAAAATTGTATCCGATTTAATCGGCGAAGACGCTTATAAAGATTTTGATACACATAAATATGATAAAGAAACCCCCCTAATAATTTATGCCCAATATCTTCCTAAAGAGAATAAGCTATACGCATTTTATAGGATTTATTCGGATTATTTAAGGGAAAAAAAAGTGGCGAGATATGAATTCAGAGAAATTAGGATAGACAATGGTGAATGGGTAGGAAGATCGATTCATCCAAACTGTTTTAAACAAGATGATTTTGCCGACGAATTTCTTAAAGAATGTGAAAAATTTCTTAAATTTAAAGGAAATGAAGCATTTACATACGTGTCCGAATTTATCATTAATGATGACTGTCTAACCATCCCGTTCATTGCCTGTAATCCCGATAAATTAAGAGCGAATGACTTATCCATAACACCGCAATATATTATAGATATGCGAGAGCATTTATTTGACTAATTGAATAAAAAAATAGGGTGCAATAAAATCAATATTGCACCCTTTTAATTTTCAATTTTCATCAAATAATTCAAGCTTTTAAATCCTCATTTTGTTTGATTAATTCCTTGATTTTTTTCTCATTTTCAGCAATTAATTCCTTCTTCTTTTGTTCAATTAATTGGTTCAAATACTTGCTTAATTCAGTCAAATTTGAATAAGTAAATCCCTTCAAATCCGCCTTAATTTGTTCGAATTTTGCCTCCATTTCTTTGTCATTGAAGGCAATTCTTTTTGGACGACCTGCCATAATTATATAATTTAATTGGTTAATAATTCATTTAATTATTTGCTTGCAAATGTAATAGAAATTATTGAAATATAAAATATAATTAACGGTTTATCTATTGCATTTAACTTATATTTTGATTTAAAAATAAGATGAATT